CTACGCAACAACTGAAACAACACATACTGTGTATTGATAAAACTCTTTCTATCTATCTTCCCAGTAAATTTGAATTTCTGATCATATAAACTAGATATCTGATCAAAATCTTCCATTAACTTATCTTCTATATGAGAAATATCGTCTATTTTTTTTCCAGTTAAATTATGAAAAATCAATACAATATCCTCGTAATGTTTTGTATGTCCTATTTCTTTTAGAAATAATAGAATATGCTCTTTCGTAACCTTTTTAAATCTTATTTCTTTTGAATCATCTTCTTTACCCTCTAGCAACCCATGTAAATCTAACTGTTTTTCAATATCTTTATATATCTTATGATCAATCGTCGAATTTTGTTTACCTTGATATTGATTTATACAATCTTTGAAATGAACACGTCTTTCGTATGTATATTTATTCGATATATTTATTCTTGATATATCTTTATAACAAGACGATTTATAAGATTTTTCTTCTTGGGTACCACACGATTCACATATATCTACATTATTATACTCATTGAATACAAAATCTTGTGATTTACATTCTTTGCACTCTTTTTTTTTCGTCTGGGTTTTATTATTTTTTAAAACCATTTCTTCCAATTCATTATAATGAATATTATAGTTTTTTAAAATAGATGTATACTCTTTAACAATAAGTCTTATCTCTTGATTATCATTATCTTTTTTATGTAAAAAAGATATTTTTTTAGGTCTCATTAAACATGACTTGTATTTTTCTAAAATAGGAGTCACATCCATGATATAAAAATTAAGATTGTTTTGAAACTGTTTGTAACTATCTTTTTCTTTCTCGAAATTTTTTATTTTATCTTCTAAATCATTGACAACATGAAAAGATAACTTATTATCAGATAAAATCTCTCTAATTTCTATAATATGTTGTTCAATTTCGCTCAGTTTAATATTATTTATTTTCCATTTCTCTCTTATGTTCTTATCAATATTAAGTATATCAATTTCCATTTACAAATAAATATCTTTTTAATATCATTTTAAAATTAAAAAAAATTATTATTTAAAAAAAATTTCTCCTTTATAATAAAATGTCTATTGCTACATCAAACTTAACATCTGGTTTCATTGATCTTGCGACGTATGATGAACAAGAAAAATATACTTACGGTGGTTCTGAATCAATCGCTTATTTTGTCCGTGAAGTTCGTAAATCTACTTGGTTTACTCAAGTCCCAGTCGTCTTAAGTCGATCTTCTGGATCTGCCGGTTTTGGACAACAATGGTCAGTCTCTATTTCTCGTGCAGGTGATTATCTTCTTCATACTTGGTTACGTGTCGTTTTACCTAAAGTTACAGCCTCTTATATTAATACCTCTGGTAATATTTCATCAATTTCATGTAGCGTATTAAGATGGACTCGTAATCTCATGCATAATTTAATCCAAGAATGTAGTATTACTTTTAATGATTTGGTTGCCGCTCGTTTTGATAACTTTCATTTAGATTTCTGGTCCGCTTTCACTGTTCCTGCTGGTAAACGTAACGGATACAATGTCATGATTGGTAACGTCAACCAATTAGTCAACCCTGTTGCTGCTAATCCTTTAATTTTAATTGGATGTGGAGGTGTTCAAAGTGCTTCTAATGTCAGTACTATATCTGGTGCTTCTGCGCAAGAGTTACCTAGCACTGTTCTTAATCTTCCTTTACCCTTTTTCTTCTCTCGTGATTCTGGAATTGCGTTACCAACTGCTGCATTGCCTTACAATGAAATGCGTATCAATTTTTCATTCCGTAATTTGACTGAATTGCTTATTAAAGATACTTGGAACCCAAGTGCTTCTTTAGGTAGTAGTTTATCATTTCCTGCAGTTGCTAATAATTCTAGTACCAATGTAGCTTATTCATCAGGTCAAGGTGTTTGGACATCTGCTCCTGCAGTTGCTTCAGATATTAATGGAAGTCCTGAAATTTCTAATAGTTGTCAAGTCTGGGCTAACTATTCTATTGTTTCAAATGAAGAACGTAAGAAGATGGCTTGTGCTCCTCGTGATATTCTTATTGAACAAGTACAAACTGCTCCTTTACAATCATTTAACAATAATAACTCTGTGAATTCTTCAGGTGTAGTAGGAGTTGCTGGTAATTCAAGTGTCACTCCTCAATACGATATCCGTTTTTCACATGCTGTCAAAGTCTTATTCTGGGCTGCTCGCAATAAATCTAACCAATCTTCTTGGTCTAACTACACTACTGATCCTCAATTCCCTCTTGGTCCTCATCAATCTGGTAATATCGCAGCAGCTCCTGGAAACGCTTTATTTGGTGTTGTTGATTTTACCTCTGGATCTGATCCTATCATCAACACTTCTCTTATCTATGAAAACACTCAACGTCTTCAACAGATGGGATCTGACTACTTTTCTCTCGTTAATCCTTGGTTTCATTCTCCCGTTATCCCGCTTGAAACTGGATACCACAGTTATTCATATTCTTTAGACTACTCTAACATTGATCCGATGGGGTCTACTAACTACGGTAAATTGACCAACGTTTCAATTGTACCTCAATCATCAGATGCACAAAATAGTTCTTATTATTTTACTGCAGGATCAGGAAATGGCATAGTTGTAAACGCAGGAAAATATGAATTCGTGACCACTTGTGTCAATAACAATATCATTCGTATCTCTGGTGGTGCATTAGGATTTCCCGTTCTATAAAATCATAGTATTACAGGTTTATTTTTATTTAAAAAATTTTCATTTAAAAAAAATGAAAATTAGTAAATTAAGTTAAAATAGGTACAGTGAATTAAAAAAAATCTCAATTTCATTTTCATATTTTATTTTCTCTTCAGTTATAAATAAAATATTTAACATGCTGAAAAAGTTTACAAACATATCTCCAATACTAAAGTCTTCTTTCGTGTCTTCTTTTGCTTCTTCGATCACTTCTTCGATCACTTCTTCGATCACTTCTTCTTTCGCTTCTTCGGTAGCGTCTGTTATAACGTCTGTTATAATGTCTTCGGTAGCGCCTAGTGTTTCCAATTCTTTTATACTGTTAACGTTGTCATCTAGTCTAACTTCTGGATTAAAATATACGTTAACGATGTCATTTTCGTTTATATTGAACTCGTTTACTAATTCATTTTCATCTACTTTATATTTATAATCAATAATTTCCCATTCTAAATCAATCATTTATTATAAAAAAAAACTAATTTATTCTATTATTTCAAATTCAGATGTTTTTTGTGTATCAACCACCCATAAAAATTCGTATACAAAATTGACTTCGACATTCTGTTGAGATTTGAATTTATTGTATTTTATTTTATAAAGATGAACTGATCCTCTTTTTAGTAAAATGTCTTTCAATTCATTTTCTGATAAAAGCCCTTCATTGTTATAAGATAGGATAATATAACGAGAAGAAGTACGATCGAGTAATGTTTGAAAAGCTTGTTTGATCTTAACTTTGCTACAAAAATGACTTTGATTTTTATCAAACAGTCCTGTTTTCCCTTTTGGAATAATGGTTTCATCATACTTTGCGATAAAATTTAAAACAAAGTAATTTGAACTATAAGAACGTTGGTTATAAGGTGGATCAAGATAAGTGATATCTGTCTTTTGTTCGATCTGTTCAGCAAATCCTTGAGTGACTTGATTTATATTAGTATCAATCGTTTTTAATTGATGAATAGGTTCCATTTTCATTTTTTTCAAAGAAGATGATTTGAACAATTTCAAATAAGCACCGTATACACAAGTTGTATTTGCGACTTTATCAATGGATACTATTAGAGAAGCAACTAAAAAATAAAATTCAAATAGATCAATATGTTGATTAGATAACAATTGGTTTAGATGAATACGAATTGCATCTGTTTTTTTGGCATTTGAATTTGTAAAGAACATTCGTTCGCATTCAGAATGAGGGGAATAGTATTTATAAATCAAACCTTCTACTTCTTTCAATTCATTACATTCTTCGATTATTTTTTCAATGCATTGCCAATCATATAACTATAGGTTTCTAAATCATTTGCAAAAATGGATTTACACTTGTCTAACATATGGTAAGAGATCGTTCCAGTTCCCATAAAGAGATCACTGAATGTTTTATCTTTCAAATCAGGGATCTCTTTTTCAAAAATAGAAAATAAAGATGGGAAAAGCTTATGCTTACATCCAATATAATTTAACGTATTCATCTTTTATTCTATTTCTTATTATAAATCATAAATTTCAATTTTATCTGTTCCATAAATTCAATTGGATCATACCAATACGTTCCTATCATTGCATATGGATCATTCTTTTCAAAACTTTCATCACCTTTAATAAAATCAATTCCAAAAATAGACAATTGAGGGAT